ATGGCAACAACAATAAAAGTAGTGGTCAGGAATACCGCAAAAGTGGACGGCACCTATCCGCTTGCACTGCGGATTACGAAGGATAGAAAGCACTCATACATCCATATCGGACAGAGTGTCAATCTAGAAGACTGGGATGCAGTCGCCTGTAAAGTTAAAAAATCTCACCGGAATTCCGTCAGACTCAACAATTTAATTGCTCAGAAGCTAGCAGAGGCCAGTGACACCAGCCTTGAACTACAAGCAAAGAAAAAGGATGTTTCCGCAAAGCTTGTAGCCAAAAAGATCAAACCTAAAAAGGGTGTTACGTTTTTTGCAGTTGCGAAGGAATTTACGGATAACATGACCAAAGAGGGTAAATACAACCGAGTTCCGACTGACTTATCACGTTTAAAAAACTTTGAAGAATTCCTCGAAACTAAGAACATTGATTTTTCTGAAATCACCGTTGCACTGCTCAACCGCTTTAAGGCTCATTTGAAAGGGGATAAGAAGCTTAGTGACCGGACAATTGTAAATCACCTAATACTTATCCGAACTATCTATAATCAGGCAATATTGGCGGAGATCGCCGACCCGAGAGCCTACCCATTCGGACGGGGGAAGATACAGATCAAAATTCCTCAATCCTCTAAAATTGGCTTAACAAAGGAAGAAGTTACCAAAATTGAGGAGCTGGATTTGCCAGACGCTAAAATGAACCATGCTCGAAACGTATTTTTGTTCTCCTATTATTTTGCTGGGGTGAGAGTTTCTGACGTTCTGAGGATGAAATGGTCAGACTTTCAGAATGATCGTCTTTTCTATTCCATGGGTAAAAACGACAAAGCTGGTTCACTCAAAATACCCCAAAAAGTCAAAGGAATTTTAGACCAGTACAGAGGCGATGAGAAAGTTAATAATCTGATATTCCCAGAATTAAAGGTTGTTCAAGATATGAGTGACCAGTATACAGTGGAAAGAAAAATATCTTACGCGGTTAAAAATCTCAATAAATATCTTAAAAAGGTAGCGGAAAAGGCCGAGATAGACAAGCCGATGACGAACCACATTAGCCGCCATACCTTCGGAAATATCTCTGGTGATAAAATCACTCCACAGATGCTTCAAAAGCTTTACAGGCACAGCAGCTTGACCACGACAATTTCTTACCAAAATAATTTCATTCACAAAACGGCTGATGATGCTCTTGACGCGGTTTTAGGTGAATAAATTAATATATTGCTTTCATGGAACCCTCTAAACTTACAGACGAGCAGTTTTACCGCATCATAGAGGAGGTTGTTGCCCGTGTTAAGGGTAACAAACGCGACCGCTGGTGCGATGGGGCAGAAGCTATGAAATACATGCGGATATCCAGTAAAACCACGCTGCAGAAGCTTCGTGACACTGGTGCTATCCGTTTCAGCCAGCCATTTCCAAAGCATATTTTGTATGACCTTGACAGCATTGATGCCTATTTAGATAAACACGCCAAAAACCCATTCTGATATGACACCAGAAGAACTACAACGGCTTGCAAAACAATTCGCTGACAATGAAAAGGCACTCAAAAAAGATGAGCCTGCAACCGAGCCATTTTTTGATAACGGTCAGCCAAAGTTTACCGAAAGAGAGGTTTCCGAAATGGAACAGAATGTCCAGCGCGGCGACATTAAGAACCTGAGCGATAAGCTAAAATACAACATGCATCAGGCCGAAATGGCCGAACGGGATTACTTACGCAACAAGCGAGAGGAGGAAAGCAAGCGGTTTGACGAGAAGATTGGACGTAAGCCTGAGCCGACCTTAACTAAAAAGGAAAAGTTCTTAGCAGCATTTAAGAAAAACGATAAACAAAAAGACCATGAGCGATGAACTTGATGACCGGGTAAATCCTGACATGGTTAAGGGTTACAACGACGGTTACCTACTGGAAAAACATGACCCTAAGCTTGTGAAAGAGTTTGAGGCCCATATTAAGGGTAATCAAGCTCTAACACTCAATAACTATAATATGGGTTTCTCTGCTGGGGCTAAGGAGGCTAAGAAAGAACGATTCCGGGTGAATTTCCAATCAAAGGGCGATCATGAGAAAGAGCGTTAGTCTGAAACGCCTTTAAGCAATCTCCTGCTTTACTGGCAGCGCTAGCAGCCGTCAGAATGGCCTTTTTGTCTTCCTTTAGTATCGCCAGCCAATGGCCTATATAACTTGCATGGTCAAGCTGGGGGCCGTCTGCAATCCCTAATTCCGCACATAGAAACGCAGATGATAACTCTGCTACAAGTTCCTCAAACGCATAGTCGTGATCTCCAAAGCGTTTGCCGTACTGTCTGTTGCAACGCTTTTCAGCGCCAGTCCAGTGAGACAACTCGTGAAGTTCTGTTGAATAATACGCTTCCGTTGGTGATTGTGTTTTGGTGCCGATAAAAGCAACCGTGGGAGGCATCTGTATGTAGTCCTGGGCTTTGTTGTAGAACGCCTGATTTCCACCATGCTTGATAATGGCATCGGTGTTTTTTACGAATGCGTCAACTTGCTGAATACTCTTCACAATGTCAACTTCTTCCTTTGTTTCCTGTTCAGGATTGTAGGATTTTAACTGGCACTTATTGAAGACGTAGGACATTTTCAGGAAGGGGATTTTCGTGATCTCGTCATCTTTCTTGCGCTCGATTGTGTCGTAATAAACAATCTGGGTGGCTTTTTCGCCTTTACGGACGTATTCTTTTTTCTCGGCCCATTGCTTGAAGCTGGCAAACTCATTGCTCTGGAAACCTTTTTCCTGCATATCATACCAGCATAAAGGCACATTGATACCACGGTAGGGCTTTCTTGTAACGCCGTTGAGTGGCATTCCGAAAGTTATTCCGGTTTTCCATGGTTGCCGCCATGGGGCCAAACCCTGTTCAAGTTGTTCGATAATTTTACCTGTAATTTGGTCATGTAGATCGGTCAAAGAAATCTCCTCATTATATAATCATACGGTGTTTCGTGGTCGTTGTTTAGATAGCATTCGTAGAACTGGTCTGCAATATCCATAGCGTCAGTAATGCCATAGCCAGCGAGAAACATCGTTTCATCGCCTGCCCGGTGGAGAGCATCATGGATTTTCCAGTCCAGAGGGATTGCATACCTGTCAGGGCTTTTCAACCCCATACCTCGTAAACCTGTGTCAAGGAGATGATGAGCAGTTACTTGTCCCATTCTCCCGGAACATAGGCAAGGGAGCGAACGCAGGAAATGTAGGAAACCCGCGTCCGTTATTCGTTTTGGCTTAATTCGGGGCAAGGAACAATCCCCAGTGGCTTATGCTGATATAGTTAATACCGTCAAGTTCGTTCATCGGATCACCAAAAATGGTTTACCACGTTCGAGAGTGGCGTAGTTCATCTCCTTACCAGCTTCCAAATCACGTTTGATAGCAGCTTTGTCGGCAGCATACGAGACTTTTTTGTATTCTTCTGGCAATAATTCAGGTGGGCAGTTCACCAATACACTGATAACGCCCTGTTGAATACGGGCAGAACCAGCAACCGTTTTGATCGGTTTTCCGGCCATAGCTACTAGAGTTTCAATACCCTGTTTACGCCAATCGGCAGAGTTTCCGAAGGATTTGGAACGGGCAGTATATTTGTCAGCAAGCTCCTTGGCAGCGTCAGCTTTGGCTTTATCTTCATTATACAAGGTCAGAAGGTAGTTACACCACCATTCCAAACTTTCATCAATGTCACCGGAAACTTCTTCGTCTTCTGCGAACAGTTCGCCGTATTGCTCATCAATTTTATTGTTGTGGTCGCGTATTGCTTCCAGTAGGTCAACGTATTTCATTTTATGTACTCCATATCATGTTGTTTAGGGTCGGGTAGAATAACAAACCATTCGTGCAGGCAAAATTCCTGAATGTCTTCAAAGTATTTCTTAAACTTTTTAGACCCCAGCTTGGTAGTGGATGGAATAGACCGTATTTCAGCACCCGTCAAAATATTGTAGGAAATATTAGGCTCAAGGAACATTCCACCAAAAAACTCATGGAACGATTCGGGATTGAAATAACTTCCAGTTGGTTTGCATGAGGCAATATGAGTAAGACAAACCCAGTAATAGCTATTAAATCTTTTTGACCGGATTGCTTCGTAAGTCTCAAATATAATTACCCATATAGGCTTTTGTTCATCTTTGGGCAGGCTGACTAAAATGCTTTTCGCATAATCAACCTGCTTTTCAGATCGCAAGATTATGGTCTTGCTTTCGGACATTAGAACGGTGCTTCAAATTCATCGTTATTGAAAACATCGAAGTTTGGTTCTTCGCCTTCAAGGCTTGATGACAGGGTGCTATTATTTTTGGCTTTGGAATAAGCAGCGCCATTGTCCGATTGTTGATCGTCCGGCTTGCTATCCAATAGGGTAATTTCACCCTTGAAAGCCTTTAACACTACTTCCGTACTGTACTTGTCAACGCCGTTGCTATCAGTCCATTTGCGGGTTTGCAGTTGGCCTTCGATGTAGAGTTTAGAGCCTTTTTTGACAAATCGTTCAACAATTCCGACAAGCGCATCATTGGTCACAGATACGTTCGTCCATTCCGTGCGTTCTTTACGTTCGCCCGTTGCTTTGTCTTTCCAGCTTTCAGATGTTGCAATCGTGAAATTGGCTACACGGCCACCATTCGGGAACGTGCGGATTTCGGGGTCTTTTCCTACGTTTCCGAGGAGGATAACTTTATTTACAGATGCCATGTTTTGTTCTCCTATACAGTGGCGGGCATTAATACGGCAATCCATGATGGGCTGCTGCATTCAATCAGGATTGGCGATTTCTCATCACCGGAAAACTTGGCAGAAAGAACACTGAAACCCGTGTAGGATTTAAGGGATTTACCGAGTTTATCCATGTATGTTGGGCTAAAACCAATTGCGTCAAAATCCAAGTTTTTGCAGCTTGCCTTTGTCGGGATAACTCGTGCAGTGTCAGGAAAGCTACCGTCAATCAGTTTGAAATTAATGAGGCCGTCAATCATTTCAACATTGATACGAGTGCCATCAATCACACATGGAACAAGAGTATGTTCTTCAACTGCAAAGCCCTTTTGAATTGGTTTACTGGATAATTGTTTTACAAGAAAAGCAGGAAGGATAATATTTAAACCAGCGTAATCCATCTCATCTTGTTCAATTTCTGATTGAACCTGAATAAGAAAATGACCGTTGGTTGATTCGTAAATGACCTTTCCTTCACGCTCAAAAATGTGAACACCGCATAAATAGTAACGGGTTTCTTCTGTTGACATGGCTGGGGCGCAAGATGCAACCGCTTTCAGGTCGATATTAAATGTTTTGGTCAATTGTAGTCTCCTTTTTTTTGATTAAAATTGTGAGATGTCGGTAGGTACTAAGCCACCGCCGGTAATAAGATGTTCTTCTCTTGGTGGTTGTAGTTGGGTTATTCTTTCCTTGGCAGCTTTCAGTATGTCTTGGAAAGTGGTAGGGTCATTTGCTGCAACGCATTCCGCTTGTGCATCTGAATTTAGTTTTTTAACCGTAGCCACATCTTTTGCACTGTTGATGGTTTCGATTATAAAAGCTTTGCGTTCAGGTAGTAGTGGCTCAACCTTTGGCTCTGGCTTAGGCTCATCCATGTACTTGCTACCGTCAAACTGACCCATGTGAACATCCGCAGATAGACCAAGATGTTTGAAAGCGTTACCCATGGCATCCGTAAATGCCTTTTTGTAAGCTTCGTCGTCGGCACGTAGGCCAGAGGATTGTTTGACAACTACAAAATCGCCACCAACACCATAAAAAGCCTCAGACTTCAAATCGCCGTCTTTGTACCACACACCAATCGTGCAATAGACCACTAGCTGATTGTCAGGGCCAGAATGAGTTACGTATTCAGGCTTGGTATATCCCCATCCAAAGCCAACAGGACCAAATTGTTTGGTCATCGTTTCAACTGAATATATAGGCTTGATAGCCGTACCGGAGAAACCGCCCGACCGCTTAAATGGCTTGGTATGTTTTGGGTCGGTCTTACTTACCAGATCCCAAATTCTCATATTGTCTGACATTAGTTGTTTCCTTTCAGCACATATCGCCCGTTGATGAATTCAATTTTACCTTCAATGGTAAGCTCCTCAATTGCTACTGGCACATATTCCGGTGCGCCGCTTTTTTCGATCAATTCATCTTCTGATAATGATTTGTAGAAAATAGCAAGGCGTTGGACAATGCCATCTTTTACAGCTTGTGGCGGTTTGGTATAACCGTAAATCATTTTATCTCTCCTTTTGCTTGACAATTACTGTTTTACATGCCAATACTGTTAATGTCAATACCTTTCTGGAGAAAAAAGATGAAAAAAGAAAAAAAGATTATCCCAGAGAAGAACAATGAGTTTTTCTCAATGAAGCTGAAACCATCCCAGTTGAAAAAGCTGCATTCGTTAGCCAAGAAGCGTGAAATTACTGCCAGTGAAGTAATCCGCTTATGGATTGATGCAGCGTAATGCGTAGAGCGGCTAAGGCAGACGATAACCAGCCTGTAATTGTCAAATCGTTCCGACAACTAGGCTGGACAGTCGCGCACACACACATGATTGGCCGTGGATTTCCTGATATTATAGCAAGCAAACACTTGCCCAGCGGTTACAGGTTTACGGTAGTAATAGAAATTAAAGACGGTGAGAAAGCTAAAAGCGCCCAAGCACTTACGCCGGATGAAGTGGTTTGGAAAGACGCTTGGCAAGGTGAATATAAGATTATCAATTCGATTGAAGCAGTGGCAGAATACCACAACTGGGTGGTGCGGGAGTTTGGTTAATGGAACGTAAAGACACAGAGTACGGCAGGCAGGTTCGCAGACACAACAGCAACAACGCACGCAAGAGAAGGCAACAACCATTCCCCAAAATCTACGCTAATGCGCCAGAAGACTATGAGCTATATGAGAGTGAAGATAGCCAGATCGAAGCCTTGATGGTGGACTTAGGTGATACAACAAGACTGCTATAACGGTAAATGTCTATACGTTTAGCCTGATTTTTGTAATTAATTGATAATCAATAAAAAAAAGTTGTATTTATTTTCACAACTCTGTTGAGACTAACAATCTCATTCTAAGAATTTTAACAATTCTTTCTGAATACGTTAGTATTTGAGGTAATGGAAATTCAAATATTCAATATGGCAATCTATTTCTAATTTCGTACTTTTATCCCAACGAAAAACCCCATTGCAGGTGAGATTGCAATGGGGCATACGGATAATAAATGTTTCACCTAAATGACACCGATGTCGCAGGCGATTTGGAATTACCTCCAGAGTTTCTGGAATGGTACTCCCTCTTGTCTAAGATGGTTGATTGAGCTGGTTCTAGCTGGACTGCTCTCACACATCATAGATAAGTTCTTTTAATACTTTGCGCATAACTATGCGTAACTCGTTCTTCTTTGTTAGAGTGCTGTGCCAATTGGTGCAGCACTTCTATTTCCAGATGTACTGAAATTATTTGTACAAATGTAAGTGCTTTTGATTAAAGTGTTGCACATATCAAGATGGTTTTGATAAATATTTATCAAATAATCTGCATAAGCATACTCATTGACCCAGTTTGTGGAACTGGTATATTGCCACTGGTATCATAATAGAATACCCATGATAGAAAGCTCCACCATGGGTACTGTACTATATAAGTAGTCTCGGCAGCTTAATGTAGCTGACGTTGATGTAAATTTACAAAATAAATCTATCGTTCCTTCTCCTGATTCCTATCTATTTTTGGTCCGAAAGCTTTCATGAATTCAGCTTTTTTGAGCTGTTCGATCTGGTTATCCAGAGCCTTGACATAAGTTTTGAACGCATCCTTATATGCAACCCGCGCAATAGCTGTATGCGGTGTGGCTGATTTACTCGTTTCAATCCGGGCCTGTATGTTCTTAACTGCGTTGTTTACCTCCTTTTTCGGAAGGTTTGACGCTTGCAGCTTCTTAACCGTTTTCTCAAAGTTCGCTTTGTGCTTTCCTTCGTAATACTGCTCCGGGTTATCCACTAGGTGCGGGTATTCCTCCCTGATAAACTGCTCATTCGTCCTTGTGTCATAAACACCGTCTTCGTCTGGAATACGTCTTTCCCGGATATAATCCTCAACGTAATACTTGTCTACGAAGATATCGTTCGCCGCTTCATTGTAATCTTTCAGGAAGTCGCTCAGCTTCATGTAAATCGGATTAGACGATTGGAGTAGCTCTTTTTTGAAGCACGGCATCCATGCGGGAAAAAATCTCGTCACGTTCCCGTTCCCAAATTGAAAAGCTTATCGGGTCAAGTTCAAAAAAAATTTCCAATTTTGATTTCAAGCTATTCAATTTGGGCTTTTCGTTAATCTTCATACCTTGGGTATTAGGTATGACGCCTTTAATATCAATGAAATCAAACGGTGGAACGAGTATAGGGATATGATCCTTTGAATTAACCCATGCCGCTCCCATTTCACATAGAGATACCGGACTAGCATAAAAGTTATCGGTAAGAACAAATAATACCAAGGTTTCGCTGCTAATCTCTTTTTTGATTTTTTCAAGAAAATCTTCACCAAGTGGAATACCATAGTCTTCATAAGAAGTACAAAATATCTTCCTTGTGCTTACACCAATGGCCCTTAAATAGTCAATCAGTTTACCTACGACATCTCTATCTTGGCTGGAATGGCTTATAAATATCTTTTTGGCGGGACTATTCACAATAGATTCATTTTGATTGTTTTCAGATTTAGTTTTTGCATCTTCCAAAGGGATTTCAACCTCATAATCTTTTGCCATTTCAAATACACTATTAGGGTCGTGAAATAAAAATGTATCTACGAGAAATGCTTCTGGTGGTAAATCGAACTTTGTCCATTCCATCGACAGGCCGTACATAGATAACAGATTTTTAGCTTGCTCAAAAGAGTGTTCACTCAATATAGTTGTGGCTAAATCTTGGTATACTTTGAGCTTTTGCCTTGGTGTCATTAGGAGTTAGATATTTTAGGTGGATTTATGCGAAGTTCGGAATTATTTTGTTGACAAAAAATATACCAATGTGCATGCTTTGTCTGGGGCAGCCATGCGCGTGGTGTCCTGTCTATCCTTTGCCGGATTAGGACAGCCCCGATTTTTTAACAGACTATTGGCAAAGTGAAGGCAAAGGCTCTCAATGACGCAAGCATGGTATCCGTTTTACTGGTCTGACTATTCCGGCAAGACTTTCAATCTAACGATGGCACAGCATGGGGCATACATGCTTCTGCTTCGCCACATCTACACCACCGAACAGCAAATACCCGTGAAGCAATGTTATAGCATTGCTAGGGCATTGTCAGATCAAGACCAGTCAGACGTTGATGTTGTGCTGCATCAATTCTTCAAACTGAAAAATGGTTTTTGGGTCAGTGAAAAGACAATTGAAGTCATTAATCAAACCAACGAACGCCACGAAAAGCGCGTAAATGCTGGGAAAAAGGGTGGTGAAAGCAAGTCTAGCAATGCTAGAGCAATGCCAAAGCAATCCCCTAGCAAAGCCCTAGTAACTACAACCACAACCATAACCACAATATCTTCTAACGAAGATATATTTAGTCAGGCGTGGGCGATCTATCCTAAACTTAGGGCAGGCAGTAGGGGCAACGCCTTGAAAGCTTGGAAGGCTGCGGTTGAACGTGGAAACTCCGAAGAGCTAATCTTGGCAGGGGTGAAAAAGTATTCTGTTTCCCGAGAAGGTAACAGCCAGTACGCCAAAGGATTCCCTGCATGGATGAACGATGATAGATTTCTTAACGATTACGAGGCGCTAGAAAATGGAAACAACACTCAAAACAACACTGGACAAATTGCTGTCAGAAATGGAATCCCTACCGGAGAACAGACCGGAAACGGATTTGGCGGTCGTAAATCACAGACAGAACTTTACGCCGATGCTACAGAAAAAATCATTGCCGAACGAAGAGCAAGATGGGAAGCCAACGGCGGGAAAAATCCTGATAAGGGATTGCTTGCAGAGCCAGGAACAACTAACCCGGCTATTGCAACAGACATACGCGATGTTAAAGAAATTCGGTGAAGCCTCAGACGTTGCAGAAATGCGTGACATGGGTTTCCAGATGGTATTAGGCGATTATCCGATTGATGACGTTCAACGAGCCTTTATCCAATATCTGAAAACAGGTAAGGAAATCCCTACACCGGCTGACATCGTGGAAATTCTTGACCCTACCGTAAAGCCGCTTTGCCCGAGAGTATATCAAAGCTTTGTCACCCGTTCTAAAAAAGGGCCGTTTGAGCTTACACGGGAAGAAAAGGCATACATTGAACACTACGAAAACCAGCAGCTAGGACGCATCCGTGCTTAAACAAGACTTCTACACCTCAGACGCATGGTACAAGCTAAGATACAGAGCATTGCGCCTATACGGTAACAAGTGCATGTGTTGCGGTAAATATGGTGAGTTACACGTTGACCATGTGAAACCCCGGTCACTTTATCCAAAGCTGGCATTGAAGCTGACAAACCTTCAAATTCTGTGCAGGGCGTGTAATATGGGTAAGTCCAACCGTTTCAACGATGACTGGCGACCCAAGGACTGGAAGACAAGACTACGCGTATTTTTAAACATTAAAGCACCGAGGGAATGAGTAATGGCAAGTAAGCGCCGGATTAGAAAAAAGGTTTGCGGGAAGAAGAAAGCATATGAAACAATGCAGCAGGCTTTGGCTACTAGACACCACATTGGCCTGAAAAAGGAACTTGCTGTTTATAAATGTCCTGTATGTCAAAAATGGCACTTAGGTCATAAAGTGAAAAGCCAGCCAATTCCACATTTTAACGCAAAGGGCCGTCACACTGGTAGATGTCGCGTTTTTGATGATAACTTCAGACAACAATTGCAAGACAAATACCGTGTTCAGGAGGTGGAAGTAACTGTAGTCTTGAAACCAATTCCATTCTGGATGAAAGTAAAACGCCTGTTCTACAAATATTTTTAAACATCAAAGCTTCATGAAGTTGCAGCTATGAAAAAAGAGCCAACTTAAGAAAGCTGAGGATATCAAAAGATAAAGTTGCTAGCCTGATCCAAAATTTAGAGCGTTTTTTTGTTTCCATGGGTTAGTGATTTAGACTGAAAAATAGAGATAAAAACAATACCAAAACTTAAAACATGATGAACGGCGAGGAGAATTTCAATGACCGACAAGCAAATTATCGAATACCTATACACCCACGGCCTTTCACCTTTTGAAGCTGCAAAGCTTTGGATTGAGCAGCAACAATGTACACCCTGAAACCAGAAGAATACGAGCCGTTCGACTGCTTACTTCCCGTAAATAGACCCGGTAGTGACAAGCCTGTATCCAATTTTATACAGCATACACGGGAGGATAATCAGGATGAGTAAAAGCTCAGTCATGAACTTAGCCGCCGGGTGTAACGGGCCTTTCTTTTTAAGTCGTTCAAGTTCGTCAGGTTCAAGCGCCGGAAAACGCCAAACTTCAAGCATTCCAAGAGCCGTTTTAAGCCTCGTTAAAAACCGTGGATGTGGGATATGGCTATCTTCCCATCGCTTAACAAATTCTGTCCGTTCTTTGTCATCTTCAACTTTCTGAGCGAACTCCTCAAACCCTTCAATACCGCCTTTCTTTTCCATGGGAGACCGAAGAAAACACTATCCATTCTCAATAATGAGAAATAATAAGGCCAAAATTACAACAACAATGAATGGGATATACGCAATTCTATCAATCTCCCAGTCGCCGGTAGGCTCAAATCTATCATCTTGATTGGCTGGTTGAAGGCTATCCAACCAATTATCCATAGCCGAATTAGAGTTTTTCTGTTGAATTGCTTCATTCTTCCTTTTGATTTCCCGCTTTTTTGTGTCAAGTTTCTCTTTTGCTCTCCGTAAATCTTCGTGCGCTCCCATTTTATTTTTAGTTAGAGGTTAAAATTATGACAGTACAAACCACATCTCAACAACCGCCCCGACAAGCACAAGAGCCAGAACAATCCAGCCAATCACAGCCCGGTAATTCACCGGAGCTTTCGGGGCAGGCTCAACTTCCTCATTCTGCCAATCCTGCTGACGGGGTTGCACAACTGGAACTTCAACAGTTACGGCAGGAACGTACGGCTTTACAGGCTCGAGTAGCTTATTTACGACAGGATCGCTTTGTTTGGGCGTTGGTGGCTTGTGTGGGATTGGCTGGATTGTTTGTTCTATGGGTGCGTCTGAATGGCGTTCTATGATCTTTGCCATACGCGCTTCCATGTCGCGAATAATCTGTGCTTTCTTGTTATCCATAGCGTTGAGGGTTATGAACGTAAGGTAATTAATTGCCAAGAAAATAAAAACGATTTAGATCATAAAGTGGTGAAATACTATCGGTTGTAGATGACTTTCTACTGAACAATTAGAGATTTTATTCAAAGAGCACAGATTAATATTGACGGCATCTGTTGAGGGTGGTATTTTAAGGCTTCAGAACGAAGACAGGTCTCCTGTTTTTAAGCGCTTTCCGGCCAGCGTAATGACCGGAACCTTTCTTGATGTGTCGTGTGTGCTTGTCGCACTATAAGCGCCTAGGTGGGCAGCACGGCACTTCTGGACAGGTCAGTAGCTCAATGGATAGAGCAAGGGTTGCGCAACATAAACTTTGACCGTGGTTGTGGGTTCGAATCCCACCTGCCTGTTCTTCAATTCGGTTCCAACTTATACCTTTCGACTTGGCGGTGAGTAACAAGTAATAGCGGCAATGCCAAACGAAGCGAACCCGTACATTTGAATGTCGCCCGAATGGTCAAGGAGTAGTTGGGTAATTATAAAACTCCAAATTGTCGCTGCTCACTATCCGACCCGCCGAAGATTACACCCCTGCAAAGCCTCTATCTGCCCGTTAAGCTGCCCGTGAATGCGATGAAGTGCTTTTCTGGTATCAGCATCAAGACAAGCCTCAATACATACCTCCAGACCGTTTAAATCCGCTTTTAGCTTGGCAATACGCCGTTCATTCATTTCTCGTGTGAGTGCGTAAGAGTTGTAATACATGGTGTCCTTTCACTGGTTGGACCAATTTGTAGACAGCTACAAAATGGTTATTTCAAAATAATATCAGAAAATGATTAAATAAGTATTGACCATACAATCATTTCAGGATAAGGTATAGCCAAGATAAACCAACGAATGGAATTTATAAATGACTGATTTCAAAGAAGCACTGGATGAATTTACCGATGATGCTAGGTGCTGTAACGAATGCGGTGGCCACGATTTTAATTTGTCCGATAATGCATCTGAAACCATCCGCAAAGCCCTGTTGATCTGCTCCCGACTACAGGAAGAGCCGAGTGATTTAATGTTTAAATCATGTGAGAACCTTGATACGGAACCCGGATTTGGTGAAGTTTTCAAAGCAATGACCCAACAACTTATGAAGGAGTGCGAATAGATGAAGAACAATATTTTAACAATCATAGCGATGATAGGTCTTTTTGGTGGAGCTTGTTGCCTCATCCTGTTTTTATTTTTTCCGCATAATCTTTTCTTGTTAGGTGCAATCTTTGGTATCCCTGTATTTGTATTAAGCGCCACAGCCATCGAGGTAAAAAATGACCGATAAACCAGACCTGTTGCCTTGCCCGTTCTGTGGTGGAGGATCAATGATAATTGAACCCTATGATAACTCCTCAAAGTATGTTCTTTGCCAAGGTTGTAGTGCTATGGGTTCAATAAAAGATACCGTCGAAGAAACAATAGCAGCATGGAACACCCGAACCGCCGCACCATTGCCAGAAGATAAGCAGAAGGCTTTGGATTGGTGGAATGAATTTACTGACGGTGGAGCAGGCCCACACGATGAAACAATCCGCGCATCATTACAAACGCCATCCGAAAGTGACAACGCCGCTCTTCAATCTGTAATAGATCAATTACAAAAACAGGCTGATGCACTGGCAGAGGCTTTGAGATACGTTCCTGATCCGGCTTTTTATTCTGAAAGCGTTTTGAATAAAGACCTAACAGTCTGGTTTGAAAAAACACGCCGTGAAGCACTCGCCAATTACAACAAGTTCAAACAGGGGGAATAAGATGGACGCGAAGTACATAAAAATATGTTGGATAAACCCATGGACAGGAGAAAACATCTTGGGGGATGCATTTTACTCATACAGAAAAAATCGTATGGCGTCTGGTTTTTATAGGAAGTCTGCCATGGCTTTGAAAGAAGTAGCCAAGCAGTACACTGGTGCGTTGACACCAAAATTGAAAATTGAGGTTATTAAATGACCCATTTAACAAAGACACGGCTGGAAACAATTGTAACCAGATTGCGAAGAGGTAATTTTTATGAGGATTATGATGCTGCTATCGATAATATTAAATATCTACAAACCCTGATAGACGCTAAGACAGCACCCACATGGCAGCCAATTGAAACTTGTAATCAAAGCCCGTGCATTGTTTTTTATGATGGCGATGTTGGGGAAGCTGACAATAGACGCTTGCAATACGATCACTACGAAAAAGATGAATGGTGGTGGGCAAACTTAGACAGCGAATACGGCGATAAAATATACCCAACCCACTGGATGCCCCCACCAACCCCACCGGAGAAAAGCGAATGACCTATTTAATGCTTACCAATTACAATGATGGAAAATCAGAAGTTCTTTATCACGGGGATAATCTGTCAAACTGTATAAAAGCCTACTGTGAACATCATTGCAATGGATTCCGATTGCAGATGTGGGATAACGAAACACTTGTAGAGGAATTAATGAAATGACCGATCAATCAAAACCCACCACTGAATTGAAGCCGTGCCCATTTTGCGGCGGTCAACCAGCGGGATATAAACAAGAACACGTTTATGCACCAAAGACCGCAATTGAAAGAGGTGGTAAATTATACAAACCAACAATGTCTATCAGTTGCACTTGCGGACTTCAAATAACTCGTGATGCAGACCTTGAAGAAAAATACGGGGAAAAATCTTACGACATCATTCATAAAGCATGGAATACTCGAGCTGATCTGGTTCCAGCAGCACCCACAGGCGATAAGGCTGCTGCTTTACGGAGAGTCATGATGGCGCTGGCTACAAACGGCATTCGCTATGATGGTTTGAAAAAAGACCGTGAAACGCTTCAAGCCGCCTTACAGGAGAACACAGCACCAGACGATCTGGTCAATGCTTTGGAACACGCACATTGTGAAACTAATCAAAGGTACGGCTACGTTGAGGGCTGGAATGCTGCACTTTTCAAACACTTAGGGAATAAGTGATCTTCCCTAAATCGCTATGAGTTCTTGAAGACTTGTAAAACTTCTACTTTTATTCGTATAGAATTACAAACAAAGCTGAGGACAACAAAATAACCTAGTGTAATTGCTCCCTTTTCAATCGGTTGTAAATCTGTGCTGAAGATTACTTCCATTGCTGCTATTAGGGGGAAAAGAAATAAGGTTAATATAGTTAGGAAAGTTGCCATTACCCCCGGAAACAATCCGACCCAAGGAAATGACTTAAGCGTTTCTTTATCTGCTATGGTTGTTAATGATGTTGCGTGACGTATTAGGGTCAAAATGTATAGTAAAATCAATAATTCAATTGCAGGAGCAATAATGGGCATATGTTTTGCTGAAACCGAATAACCGAATAAATTTGCATCCGAATCAGGTAACTGATCGTAAGCTTTTACCTGGGATTCTAGTTCATTTACAGCGTCATTTAAGGTCATGTTTTTAACAAAATTCCAAGATGTTGAAAAATCCGAATCGTCAGCCACAAGTGAGAAGCCGTTTTTATAATTATCAATTAGCATGCTCAGTGAATCACGATTGACGATATTGTAATGTGGATCCGCAGGCTCACCACCGAAAACAAATAAAAATATTGCCGAATTCATCAAGCTATCCTTTTGATTGCTAGATGAATCTTCAATCCTTTCCCATTCACTAACCAAATTGTAGATAGAAGAAATTTCTGCATTACTGAATCTCTCCAAAATATTTTCTCCGGAAGAAATTGGCTGATTAATACTATCTACAATGCTCATACCTCGCACGGAAGGCACATCCGTAGCAAAATCATGGAGAAATGACTTGGTTAGTGAGTATGGATTTTCTTTAGGTTTTACTGACAATGAGAACAAAAAGCCTGCTGCACAAATTAAGATTAGGATATTGTGGAAGTTGCGAATTGATTCAAGTGTTTCTTTCATTGACTTTTAACGCTTTGAGGATTATGCTTTAAAGCTAGTCAAATACCGGAAAAGATACCAGTAAATAGCTATAATGGATTTATTCCAAAATTATGGAATAGTTCCACGTGAAGCAAATACTTGACCCAATGGAATAATAGTGATGGGCTTGGACTATGAGAAACCTCCTTCGTAAAGTGCCATAAAAAAATCCCCATCGGACATTCCGAAGAGGATTAAATTGTATTATATCAATATTCTATATGAATATGTTCAACAAAAAAATGGGGCTGCAAATGTACAAATATTGAGGCATTTTTTTTTGAATTTCCTCATATTTTATTTTCTCAATCTCAAATTCTGACAACTCTATTTTTCCCCTTTTAAACCACCACCAAAAGGCAGCAACTAACAGCGCTGGAAACCAAAAGAGGTTGTTCAGCTTGTCCGATGCTTCAATTATGTAGTCTAATGTTGTCATTTCTTATACTTGTCTAATTCTCAAACTAAATCTGAATGACTGAAGTTCCAAAACCAGCAATAACTTGTTGACCACTAAACAAAACATGGCTACAATGAGTAATTGCTAAACCATAATGAAAAGCAAATAATAGATAAAATTGTATCTATAATAGAAGGAAATAGACAATGCCAAAGGGCGTTAAGACTGGGGGACGTAAGAAAGGTGTAGCCAACAAGGTTACTGCCGAATTGAAGGATATGATTCTCACGGCGCTGGATAAAGCCGGTGGCGTTGATTACCTGACAACCCAAGCCAATAAAAGCCCTGCCGCATTTCTGACGCTGATTGCCAAAGTTCTTCCTTTACAGGTTACTGGCAGTGGTGGTGGGCCTTTACAGGTTCAAATCCTTGATGACATCACTTAGGCGCGTCAAGCTTTCCGATAATATTGCCCCTGTATTTGCGCCTGTTCATCTAGCAATTAAAGAAAACGCATTCTCATCTTTCTGGCTAAAGGGTGGCCGGGGAAGTACAAAGTCCTCATTTGCTGCCATTGAGATTATCACCGGACTTATCCGTGACGGTACTGCAAACGCTCTGGTACTGAGAAAGGTGGGTGATACCATCCGTACATCGGTGATGGAGAACCTTCTTTGGGCAATTGAGAAGCTGGAAGTTGAAGAATACTTCCGACACACCCAAGCCCCGCCAGAGATTACTTACCTTCCCACCGGACAGAAGATCATCATGAAAGGGCTGGATGACCCTTTAAAGCTCAAATCCATCAAGATCAAAAAAGGGTATTTCAAATACCTATGGTTTGAGGAAGCCGCCGAGTTTAACGGGATGGAGGAAATCCGTAACGTAGAACAGTCCGTCCTTCGTGGTGGTGAGAAGTTCGTTGAGTTCATCACCTACAACCCTCCGAATGACCCTTCCGCATGGGTGAATAAGGAATGTGAAATGCCAGTCGATGACAGGATGGTGCACACATCCACATATCTGGACGTTCCCCCTGAATGGCTTGGCGGTAAGTTTATCCGTGATGCCGAGACACTGAAACGCAATGACCCGCTTAAATACGAGCATGAATACATGGGTGTTGCCGTTGGCCGTGCAGAGCAGATTGTATTCCATGGTAAGTGGAAAGAGAAGGAGTTTGACCATCCGTCACCGTACGATATATACCAATCCCGCTTCTTTTATGGCGCTGACTGGGGCTTTGCCAATGACCCCACCACACTTGTAAGCTGTTTTATCAAACTGGAGAACGGGGAAAAGAACCTGTATATTGAACATGAAGCCGGAGGCGTAGGGGTGGAGCTGGATGAGATACCCCAGTTATTTGATAGTGTGCCTGATAGCCGCCGTTGGAAGATTTACGCTGATGCTGCCCGGCCGGAGACAGTCAGCCACTTGAAGAAAAGGGGCTTTAACACCGAATCAGCCCCCAAATGGTCTGGGAGCGTTGAAGACGGTGTAGAATATCTTCGTTCATTCAATACGATCTACATACACCCCCGTTGCCGGAAGACAATCGAGGAGTTTATGAAGTATTCGTTTAAGGTTGACCGTAATACCAAAGAAATCCTTCCTGTGATTGTGGACGCTTGGAACCACTATATTGATGCCCTCCGGTATGCTCTGGGTGACTACATTAAGAACAATGTAACCATTTGGGATGTGTTGTGATTTGCGCTTGCTGCCATGTTCGCAGTGTGCTATCGTTCTGATATAATTAAACAGGGTTCCCGATGAGCGATACTTCCACTCTTGCCGTTTCTGATGAATTCCGTAATTCGCTTACGGATTTAACCACGAATTTAGGCAACGATTTCAGGAACAAAGCTCAATTAAGCTCACCCGCGACATTCTATTATAACACCCGGCAGCATCTTGTTTCCAATAACCGTGGTCTGCTTTCATGGCTTTACGTTGAGCTGGGGATTGTCCAGACGCTTATCGACCAGCCTGTTGATGATGCGTTCCGGCATGGTATTGAAATCCTCTGTCCACAGTTGGACGAGACTGACATTGCCACATTACAAGACTATCTCCGTACATCCGGTGCAATGGCTGCTGTCATCCAAGCCCGTAAGTGGGCGCGTCTGTTTGGTGGTGCTGGTACTCTTATTATCACAGACCAAGACCCTGCCAGACCGTTGACCATTGAGCGTATCAACGAAAATTCCCCTATGCAGTTCCGTGCCGTTGATATGCATGAGCTGTACGGGAATTACGACCCACAGGAAATGACCCGCTACCAGTTAAGCACAACCACACCATTCCAGTACTACGGTATTCAGGTTGACCCTTCCCGAGTGTATGTTGCCAAGGGTAAAGAAGCCCCTGCAATGGTACGCGGTAATCTGCGTGGCTGGGGTATGTCCGAGGTAGAACGCCTTGTCCGTTCATTGAACCAATACCTAAAATATCAGGATGTTGTGTTTGAATTGATGGACGAAGCCAAGGTTGATGTTTATAAGATTCAGGGATTTAACCAGTTGCTTGCAATGGCTGGAGGTACTGAAAAAGCTACCATCCGCTTGCAGGCAGCGAACATGATTAAGAATTACATCAATGCGCTGGTAATGGATAGTGAAGACGACCACGAGCAAAAGACAATGAGCTTCACGGGTCTTGCAGATATGCTCCCTCAAATTCGTATGGGCATTGCAGCAGACTTGAAAATCCCGATTACCAAGCTGTTTGGTGTTTCGGCTGCCGGGTTCAGCTCTGGTGAAGATGACATTGAAAACTACAACTCAATGATTGAAAGCGAAATCCGCTATAAGGCTCATGACGAGATCATTTCAATCCTTAAACTGTGCTGCCAGAAGCTATTCGGGGTTGTGCCGGACGGCCTTGAAATTAAGTGGCCGTCCCTTCGTATCATGTCTGCCGAAGAACAGGAAAAGATCAAAGACTTCCAGTTTAACCGTATAATGAAAGCCCAGCAAATGGGAGTCATGTCGGATATTGAGGCTAAGAAAGCCATCAACACCGCTGGATTACTGCCGATTACAATTGTTGAAACAGAAGTCAATTACGCCGCCGAGCGTGAAAAAGATGAAACCATTGCCCAAGGGGACAAATAATGCCGTTGAAGCCAAACCAAGTCACAATCCTGCCAAACACACTTTATGAGGTTACCGGAAGCGGTTACAGCGTTGATGCCATCGCTCCGAATATCGAGGTGATTGGTGGCTCAGTCGGTATTTACGGCTCACAGGTTCAGCCAGGCACAGCCCCGACAGGCATGTATCAAACTGCCACGGCATTTACGGGTATTGATTACTTTGTGGCTATCCCGAATTACCTATATGTTTCCGGCACCGCTACTTCTATTGTCGTCACCGGATTACTCGTTAAGGCTGTTTAATGGCTGAATTTGCACAATCAGGTTTGTTTGGAAAAGTAGGCTTGTTCTGCCAAAAGGGTCTGTTTTGGCAAAAAGGGCTGTTTGGCAACAAGACAGGAAGTGGCCCGTTCTCAGATGCAGTGATGCGGATGAACTTCGCAGGCCCGGAGAGCGCGGCGCTTAACGGCGTGTCAGCTACCCGTCTGGGTGGTTCTATGCGCTATAATGCGCAGGGTTTCCGTGAATACGCACCTGAAAACCTTTTGTTTCGTAGTAACGAATTTAGCAATTCTGCGAATTGGGATGTGGCAGGCGGCTCAACAACAAATAATGTAGCGATTGGCCCTTATGGAGGCATGACCGCCTCTAGGTTTACTCCCGCTGTTCTCGGCCAGCCGCCTAGCGTAACAGGGAGTATAAACCGAAAATATCAGCAAATCACTGTTGCAAATACCGTTTTTACGAACAGTATTTGGATTAAGACAGATGTTGTTGATACGGCTGTCGCTATTCATGTTGTGGATGCTCAAAGTGACATTTCAAGAGCTGTAACAAATGCAGTCTCAACAGGAACTTGGCAGCGCATTTTCGTTACAGGCATGACTCAAGCCAGTGGAGTAGGTGGTGTCCGATTGCTATTTGCATCAACCGAAGCTGTATTAATAGCTGATGCACAATGTGACAGATCAGCTATTCTTCGTCCATATTTCCGCACAACAGCGGACGCTTTTTTCAAACCCCGTGCTTTTGAAAATCAAACCTACAACCCCACAACATTACAACCTGAAGGTTATCTTTGGGAAAATTCTGCAACCAATCAATGCCTTCAATCCAACAACCTAGCTGTCTCTCCGTGGGGCAAAGTCGATACAACGATCACTTCAAATGTCCGTATGGGTGCTTCTGGTCAATTGGATATGGATTTAATTACCGAGGGTGCCACTGGTAACTCGGAAATCGTACAGGCATTGACGCTTGTTGCTGGGGAAACAAAGGCAATTCACTTTGATGTTGCCCGAGGGAGCCACGACTGGATCAGGATTCAGATATACAATAACAGTTTTACTGCTGCTGTCACATACTGGTTTAACATGGCTACAGGTCTATTCGGAACAATTGCCCAAGCTGGCACCGGATTGTCTATGGCCACTCCTTATGCGGTCTGGCACCCAGCGTCACAACTATGGAGAGTTTTTACCTTCACTTATCTAGATGCAAGCTCCACAAGTGGTAATGTTTATATAGATGCTGCCGCTTCTAATGGTGCAGCCACTGGTATTCCAAACTCAACCCGCTATCAGGGATGCCACCAATTCGAGGCTGGAATCAATGCATCCAGCTACGTTGCTACTGGCACGACACAGGTCACCCGTGTGACAGATGTTTGTCTAGGAACCACGCCATGGTTTAATGCACTGGAAGGAACCTTCTATATTTCTGTACAAACTGATGCAAACAATGCTGGTTTTGACTCGTTATACCTAGGTGCTTCCGCTGCTGAACGTATGACGGTTAGATTGAAAGGCTCATCAAATACAACAAACTCTTTCGGTATCTCTGGCAATGTCAGTCAATATGATTTTGCATTTGCTCCTTTTGTGAAAGATACCGTCTACAAGGTGGCGCAGTCATACAAAGCCAATAGTTTTGCTGCTTCTAGAAATGGTTCTGTTGTTCAGACAGATGCCTCTGGTACGGTTTCAACGGCAAACCAGATAATTATTGGCGGTGGCGCTCCACAACGTATCAAAGAGATTGCTTACTGGAACACACAAAAACCCAATGATTTCCTGCAACAGGTGACAACATGATTCACTACCTGAAATTCAGCACCCAAGCGGCTATGAACACAGCAATGGCTCCATACAAGGACGCAGATGGAAGATTTATTCAAGCACACGGGCGTTCTATTGACGTGGTGGGGCAGATAGTCATTCCAGCGGTGATTGATATTTTAACACTGGCTGTCATTACGCTTCCAATTACCAAATCCGGCTGGCATGTGAATTGGACGGGTGACCTTCCTGAAAATCTTGTGCAATATGAAGTTATTCCAGAAACGCCGTACAGAGTGAACTTGTGATTTTTGTTTATTTCGCCGCCTCACTTGTGATACCATGCCTTTTCATTCAAACAAAGGTTTTACAATGTCAGTATGGTTAGCCCTATTTATCTATTTCTTTCCAACGCTTATCGCGTTTTTCAGAAGCCACAACAACATTATGCCGATATTCCTGATTAACCTGCTCACTGGCTTGTCTGGTCTGGGTTGGTTATGGGCTTTGGTATGGTCGTTCACCGATAACACCAAGGCAGTCAGAGTGTATGCTTGAAGACATTACGGCCAATTATCCTTAGAAACTCATATTTTGAGGACATTGAGAAGGAAATCAACGGTATTTGGTATCGCTGGATATATGGCCGACTGTTAAAGATCATTGACACAATCGGCAAGAAAGAGCTTCAAAACTCTGCCACGGATGCCCTTTACGATGCTTTGGCCTATGGACGACTGGACTACGATGCCGGGGTAATCTCCAGAAATACGAATGCCGCCATTCTAAAAATCCTCCGGTCAATCGGTGCAAAGTATGATGGAAGATCTGAAACATGGAAAGTTGACAGTCTGCCCCCGAAGTACAGTATGGCCGTTGCCGCTGCTGATAGTCGTTACCAAGCGCTGAGACAGTCAATTATCCGTGTGCTGGATGATGCCAGTATCACCGCCGCTATGTCTGAGGTAGGGATTGAAACGTCATTTTACGACACAATCAACCGGACAGAGGCGCAGTTTCAAGAGACAGTCAAATCAATCCGCATTCCCACGGTACTCACTTATGAAGACAAGATACGGCTTGCTCGTCAATGGACTGGTAATTTGCAGCTTTATATCAAGAAATGGAGCGATACGAATATTCTTGACTTACGTCAGAAAGTATTGAGTAATGTAGTAGCTGGACAACGCTTTGAAAATCTGGTAAAAACAATTGAAGGCAACTACGAAGTTTCTAAAAACAAAGCCCGATTTCTTGCTCGTCAGGAAACAAGCCTTGCAGTTAGCAGCCTACGACAACAGAGATACGCAGATGCCGGAATTACACGATACAGATGGTCAAGCAGCGAAGATGAGCGCGTCCGTCACAGTCACAAAGAATTGAACGGAAAGATATTTGACTTCAGTAATCCTCCCATCTCAGGTGAAAACGGCCAAACAGGTAACCCCGGTGAGCCATTTGGTTGTAGATGTGTTGCCATTCCAGTACTTCCGGGAGACGAGTTTATAAATGACTGAACTTAGTAACGCCTCCCAGCATGCCAAAACCTATTATTGCCGTCACATGACCCCCGGAGTTGTCGGGTATCGTGGTATGAACGTCTATATCCCCCTTGACACTATTAAGGCCATGGCTCCTTCTTTCGATGGCAAGCCCGTATATATTGACCACCGTGATATTGAACTGGAGAACATCCAGGACGAAGCAGACGGTTACGTCACGCAAACATTCTTTCTGCCGGAAGACGGTTGGCTATGGTCAAAAGTCCTGATGATTTCTGACAAAGGTATCCGCGAGATGGATTCCGGCAAGTCAATTAGTAATTCTCACCGCCCGATAGAGTGGGGGGATGCTGGTAAATATCTGAACATCCCATATCAAAAGAGCGTCAAATCCAGTGTATTCACACATCTGGGTATTGTTGACGACCCGCGATATGAAGATGCAAAAGTGTTCACGCCTGAACAATTCAAGAACTATAAAAAAACCCTTGCAGATCAATCAAATGAGTTGCACAATAGTAAAAACCACGGAGTAAAACGAATGCTTAACCTATTTAAAATGAAACGCGAAGCCGTTGAGACAGTTGACACTGACACGATGGTTGAGCTTCAAAACGCAGCGGGTGAGACTGTTGCCATGTCTATTGGTGATATGGTCAAGGCCGTTGAAGAAAAGACTGCCGCTGACATTGCCGCAGAAGAAGCCGCGAAAGTGGTTACCGAACAAGAATTAACTAATACCAAAGAAGTTGAAGTGGACGGCGTTAGAATGCCTGTTACTGACTTAGTTGCCAAATACAAAGAGCTGCAAAATGCCAAGGATGAAGCTGATAAAAAAGCTACTGACGAAGCCGCTCAAAAAGCCCTTGCTGATGCTGCTGCTCAAAAGGTAGCTGATGAAGCCGCCGCCAAGGCCGCTGCCGAAGGTCAAAAACATTTCGATGCACTAAACAATGCAAACGAAAAGGATAATGTTGACACCATCATCATCCAAACATCCTCGGACAAAGCCGCTATTGGTCAGTCTCGTTACGGTTCTAGCACACAGGAGTAATAGAACATGCCTACATTAAACGATTTCGCCCTTGCACCCGTACAAGGTTTGATGGACTTACAAGTTCCGGGTACTGTTATCGAAGTTCAAGTTGACACGACAGTTTCCACACCGCTTATTCCGGGTCAAGCCGTTAAGCAGTCCGTAGCTGTTACAACTGGTCTTCCAAAGGTTGTTGCCCTAACTGCCAACACTGATAAAATCTTAGGATTTGTCCCTTACAACTCAGTTTTCGGAACCTTCGCTGCAAGCAAAGTAACTGAACTGGCGATGGATAACTCAGTAATGTGGATGACAGCCGGTGCCGCGATTGCCGCTGGTGCAAGCCTTGAATACGTGTACACAACGAACCGTGTCATCACATCCGCTGGCTCTAACACTAAAATCGGTCATGCTTTGAATGGTGTTGCCGCTGCTGGTGACCTTGTTCGCGTCCGCATCATCTCTCCAATCGTTTAATAGGAACCCTCCAAATGAAACAAACTATCCTAGACGCTAATGGCAAGCCGATCCAGTTAACACCGGGTCAGCAAGCGTATGCCAACAACATGCAACGCAAGCTTGAAGCTGAGTTGGGTACAGGTACAGAACTGCAAAACGCTTTGGGCGGTGATATTAGCTTCACCACTCTGACACAGGTTCAATCCCGTATCATTCAGCAAAAGTTCTACACATTTGCCCCTGCTGACTACGTGCCTATCCGCGTAGGCTCCGGTGACTATGCTACAAACCTTCTGACATACAAAGAGTATGCAATTGCTGGTGGCTTTGAGACTGGTCTTATCAATGATGGTTCAAGCATGGCCCGTTTGGCCGATGTTGACGCTGGTATTGATTCCCAGTTGGTTCCAGTCGTTGGTTGGGCCAAAACAATTACCTACTCCCTGCCACAGCTTGCTTTCGCTTCCCGCCTAAGCCAAGGCAACTGGGATTTGGTAGAAGCCAAAGAACGCGCCCGTAAGCGTGATTGGGATTTGGGTATCCAGCGTGTAGCATTCCTAGGATTGCCAAGCAACCCCGGTATCAATGGTCTTTTGACTATGCCGAACATCACAGCCAACACTTCAGCTATGACAATTCGTCTAAGCTCGATGACTGCGGCTCAATTGGCTGCTTTGCCGGGTACTTTGCTGAGCGCATACCAAACACAATCAAACTACACAGCCTATCCTGACCGTTTTGTCATTCCACAAAGTGACTTTAATGGCTTGGCTGCACCAACGAACCCAGACTTCCCAATGGTCACACGTTTGACACAGTTGGAAACAGCGTTCCGCGCAGTAACGATGAACCCTAACTTCAAAATCTTGCCATCTCCTTACGGCGATCAGGCATTGAATGGCTTGGGCAAAAACCGTTACATCCTGTACCGTTATGACATGGATACATTGCGTATGGACGTTCCTGTTGATTACACCCCGACTGCTTTGGGTTCAATCAATGGCTTCCAGTTCCAGAACGTGGCCCACGCTCGTTTCACAGGTGTTAATGCGTTCCGTGAACGTGAAATCCTGTATTTCGACTTCACTTAAACCTTGGAGATAACCATGACTGCAAAACTACTCAACAAGGGCCAGCGCATCTTTCAGATTGAGGGCGGTGACTTCGCTCCAAATGAAGTTGTGTCTGTTTCCAAAGAATTGGCTGCAAAGCTTGTGTCAATGTATCCTGATGAGATTTATGATCTTGAAGCACATGCAAAAGACATGTCTGACAAGGCAAAAGACTTGGCAACTACTGAGCCGAAATCTCTTGAAACCTCAAAAGAGACAGAGACCGCTGCTGAGAAAAAAGCTCGTTTGAAAGCTGAAAAGGACGCTGCTGATGCCGCTGCCGAAGCTGCTACAAAAGAGACAGAGACCGCTGCCAAAAAAACTAAATAATTAAGGATAAATCCCGTGGATTTAAGCACAATCACAGTTGATGATTTCAAGAGCTTGTTTTCACGGGATTTTCCATTTCTACCGACTTTGGTTAATACCAAAACATATAAGTTAGGCGCTGTTGTTTATTACACGCCGACCGAGACATTTTATACATCCCTTGCAAATTCGAATACCGCCCTGCCAACTGACGTTACAAAGTGGTCAGTCAATGCGGATGAGGACATTAATGATTATGTGTCCGACACCGATATTACCCGCGCCATGGCTGAGGCACGTATCATTTTCAACCAAGACTTATTTGGTGACGATGACACTATTAAGATGATGTACCTGTACCTGACAGCGCATTTTCTGGTCAATGACATTCGCACAGCCGGAAATTCCTTTGGTGGAGCTTCGTACAGCGTAGCCAGCAGATCAGTAGGAAATGTTTCCGAGAGCTATGCCATACCCAAAGCCTATGCTGATAATCCGACATATTCATTCCTAACCCAATCCGGTTATGGGACTAAGTACCTTACCCTTCTCATCCCACGCCTGATAGGTGGTGTTTCTTGGGTAGCAGGTGCTACACGGCCATGAGAAAAGAAAAGGGCGTATACATTGACCTTTCCAAGCTTGCAAACCTTCGTAAAAAGCTGGGAACTGAATTGGTGGCAAAGGTTGGTATTATGGGTTCTGATGCAACCGCGCTCCATAAAGAATCCGTTACAAAGTACAACACTGAAACCGGAAAGCCTTATAAGACTGCCGGGTCATCCACTTATCTGACCAATGCCGAGCTGGGTGTTATTCATGAGTTTGGCAGCGCCAGCCGTAATATTCCTATCCGTTCCTTTCTCCGTATGCCTTTGATGGAAAAATCTAAGGAGATCGTGAAAATGCTGGGCAATAAGGATGTGATGGATTTAATCAAAAAGGGTGAAGTCGTTCAAGTGTTTCGCTTGATTGGATTGAAGGGTGAGCAGATCGTTGACCGGGCATTCCAGACACAAGGCTTCGGACATTGGCCTGCTTTAAAACCACAGACAGTTGATGCAAAGGGTTCATCCAGCCCACTTATTGACACAGGACAGTTGCGCCGCTCTATCACAAGCACGGTGGACAAGGCATGAAAAAGCTAAGTCAGTTGTCCGGTATGCCACAAATGAAAGCCGCCTTTACCGGGTGGACACAGAAAATCACATTCAAACTGATAACCCAGACCGTTGTTGATGGCTTTGTCGTGGACAGTGAAAAGACCGTTGTTTTTAACGGTACTATCCAACCTTTAAGTGCCGAGGAAGTTATCCTGAAACCAGAGGGTCAACGCTTCTGGGAGTGGCTGGACGTACATGTAATGGGCACGACAGTTCCTTTGCGAAACAATGACCGTGTAAGCTATAACGGCACCCTTTACAAAGTGATGGCATCGAAAGATTACAGCCTGAACAATTACATGGAATTTCATATAGTCCGCGATTACGAGGCTGGCAATGAATAGCCTTGCCGAGCAAATCATCATTAATATTCTAACGGCTGAAATGGGTTTAACTGCCGATCAAATTTGGATACGCGACCAAAACAAAGTCATGCCCAAGGATAAAAAACTGTATGTCATTGTCGGGATGGTAGATTCACAACCGTTCTCAATTACGCGTGAGACCTATTCCGTTCCCGCTGGTATGATGGAAGTTCAAAAGGTCATCACCCGCGAGAATATACAGATTGACATTCTTTCCCGTGACACATCGGCCATTCTTCGCCGTTACGAAATACTTGCCGCTTTGAAGTCCATTTATTCCCAGCAACAACAGGAACTGAACAGCTTTAAAATCTATGGTTTGCCCATGAGTTTCGTTAATTCAAGCGATGCCGAGGGAAGCAGCCAACTGAACAGATTTTCTGTAGTAATCCCTTGCCACATCTGGTATCGTAAGGAAAAATTACTTACCGGATACGACTACTACAATGATTTCGATACCCGCGTTGATGACGATAAATCCATCGAAACACCAACTGGTATCATTGAGTTTAATATAACAGAGGACGCTTAAAATGGCCGGAGAAATCCCAGTACAGAATATCATTAACGTATCCATTACGAATACCCCTTCCGGTCTGACAGAAAAGAATGTCAATAGCTTGGCATTGTTCACGACAGAGCAGCCAGCCAATCCGGGTACTTTCGGAAGCTATGGGATTTACATTAATCCATCACAGGTTGCCACTGATTTTGGTACAGCCAGCGTTACGGCTCAAATGGCAAATGCAGTATTTGCACAGTCTCCCAATTTGCGTACAGGTAATGGCCGTCTGGTTATTCTTCCTTTATTGGCCTCTGTCTCTGCTACCGCTGGGAAGTTTACAACAACTGCCATCAATGCGAACATTGCCAACTTTGCCGCTGTTTCAAACGGTGATGTGAGAGTAACAATCAATACGATTGCTTACAACCTTTTGGGAATGAACTTCACAGGCGTTCAAACGCTTGCCGACATTGCCGCCGTTATTCAGGCAAAGCTTCCGTTTGGTATCGTCACAGCCGTTGGTAACACGCTTGTCTTCAGCAGCAAAAAGGTTGGTACGACTTCAACAGTTGCTCTTGCGGCTGCCACTGGTGGTACTGGTACAAGCTTAATCACAGCCACATATCTAAACTCCACGGCAGGTGCTGCTCTTGCTGGTGTGAATGCATCCGGTGAAACAATCACCGCAGCTATCGCCCGTACAAGCGGTTCAGTGGCTTATGTCGGTGTAATGTCCAATCTTGATCTGGAAGACGCTGTTATTACAGCCAATGCCACAGCAATTCAAGCTATGGATAGAATGTACTTCCAACACGGAGGAAGTCAGGAAGATATTTCAGGTATCGCCCTTTCGGTTAAAAACGCCGGACTGGATAAAACCCGTATTCTGGTTTACGCCCAAGGCGCAGCACAAGCCAATTTGATGAAAGCAGCTTATGCCGGACGCGCTTTGTCTGTAAACTTCACAGGCAGCCAAACAGCCCAGACAATGCATTTGAAGCAATTGGCGACTATTGTTCCTGATACAAACATTACACAGACGTTGTATGACGCTGCCGAGATTAGCGGTGCAGACATTTATGTGTCTATTGACGGTGTGCCTTGTGTCATTTCCAACGGTGGTAACGACTTCTTTGACAATGTTTACGCTGATCTGGCTTTAAAGTTCGCTTTGGAAACCGCTGGCTTCAACTATCTACGCCAGACAAATACAAAGGTTCCACAGACAGAGCCGGGCATGAATGGCTTGAAAAACGCCTATTCTCAGGTTGTAGAACGCTTTGTAAGAAATGGCTCTATCGCCCCAGGTTCATGGACTTCATCCGAGAGATTTGGCGACCCAGAGATTTTCGATGAGAATGTCTTGAACCGTGGCTACTATGTTTACAGCCTGCCAATCACACAGCAATCCGCACCTGAACGCGAAGCCCGTAAAGCTCCTTTGGTTCAAATCGCGGTTAAACGTGCCGGAGCAATCCACACCTCAGACGTTATCGTCAACATCAATAACTAGGAGTAAATCATGGCTACCAATACAATTACAGGCGAAGACACTCTGGTTATTTATGACCGCGTTCTGACTGATATGGCTGACGGTGATGTTTCAACTATCACCTTCCCGAATGACCTAGTTACCATGAAAACAGGGAAAAACGGTAATACGATCTTTTTCAAGAATGCCAACGGTATTAATGCTGAAGCTGTTATCCGTGTGAACAAGGGTTCCAGCGATGACCGTTTCCTGCAAGGTAAACTTGACGCCCAACAGCGTGATTTTGCTTCGTCCTCCCTCGCGGCAGGCTCGTTTGTAAAGCGTCTTGGTGATGGTCAGGGTAGTGTTGTCAGTGAAGTGTATGTCATGGGTGGCGGTGTCATTTATAAAGGCGTTGAATCCAAAGACAACGTGGAAGGTGATACTACCCAAGCCGTTTCTGTTTATAACATGCGCTTCGCCCAAGCGGTACGGAGCATGCAATAATGGATGAAGTCACCATTAAAAAACTGGAAAGCTTGACTATCCTTGTGAAGGTTTCAAAACAATTCCGTATCCGTGCGTGGCTGGCAATCCCATTCCTGAAATTGGCCGCTATAATTCTTGGCGGGAAAGCAACAGTGGAAATCAGCTAATGGAACAACTCACCGTACCGTCAGGCGCTAAGGTTGTCATGGATATTGCTTCATTTGAAGATGCCATGGCTCTTAAAAACGCTGTTGAACGTGAAATCAAAGAAGCCAAGTTATCAATTAACCTTGCCGGGGTTTCATCCACATCCGATCTGGATATTGGCGAGTTTCTGACCATGGCGATGGCCGTTGACAGCAGCGCTGAAGTAAACCGCTGTTTAATGAAATGCCTGATGCGTTGTACTTATAACGGCGAGAAGATCACAGCCAATACCTTTGAACCGCGTGAATGCCGTCAAGACTACATGCCGATTATGATGCAGTGCATGAAGGATAATCTGACAGATTTTTTCAAGCCGCTGGTTTCAAAGTTGTTCGGCCTATCGAGCATTCAAAGTACAAACACCCAGAAACAAGAATAGATAATCTGGCGTTATTTTACTGTTTGAAACTGGCTAAAATAGGTTACTATGGTGGCAATCCAGATGCAATCATGCAAGCGCCATATAGGACTGTTTTGAATATATTGGCCTATGAACGCTTTGAAAATGAGTACACTGACACTTTTACTGCGCTGAATAAGCCGGGAGTTTAATTTGCCAATTGGGTATGTTTACTACATCAGAAACATGAAAAATGGCAGAGCTTATGTTGGTTCCCATTGCAAACCCGTATTTAACAAAAACTATTGGGGCGGTGGTGACAATATCAAGAAAGCAATCAAGATTTACGGGAGGGATAACTTCAAGCGTAAAGTCCTTTATTGGGCAGATACCTATGAGGAGTTGCTTTTAAAAGAAACCCATTACATTACAATGCTTTTTGATAAAATTGGAGCGCAGGCTTATAATATCGCACGGGACGCAGTAGCTGCAATGCGTGGAAGAAAGCACTCTGAAAGTACAAAGCTCCTGTATAGCCAGACCCGAATGGGTGAAAATAATTCCATGTTCGGAGTTTCCATGTCAGGAGCTAAGAACGGCATGTATGGTAAAAACCATACAGAAAAAACCAAGAAGATTATTTCCGAGAAGCTATCTCTTAATAGAGGCGAAGACCACGGCAACTATGGCAAGGTACGCTCCAAATACACCATCAATAAGATCTCTTCATCTAAAAAGGGGAAGATCACCCCGCAAAGCCCTGACGATACTTTCAATGTTATTCATTCAGAAAAGAGAATGTTTTATATTGATTGCCCTTCTTACATACAGAATATCATTTCTTCATACAGGGCTGGAGTTTGGCAAAAGCAAAAGACGGTAATTTCTAATATTAATCGAGTATGCGAATATTTTGATTGTCATCAGTTTTATGATACACTACTTGAAATGTACGCCCCAAACAAAGATTATTATAAGAATACAGTAGGTTGCCAAACATGAATGTGGGTTCAATTTTCGTAGCCCTCGGCTTCAAAGTCGATGACAAGAACCTTAAACAGTTTGATGGTGGTATTCGTGGCCTAAGCAGCAACATGCTTGCCGCCGTTGGTTCAATCACAGCCGGGCTTTATGCGCTGGATAGATTTGTTGAAAGCAGCACAACCGCCGCCGCAAAGATTGCCAATATCGGGGAGCAGACCGGATTAGGCACCACAGAACTGCAAAAGTTCGCATATGCCGCAAACAACGCAAATTCCGCTTTTAGCTTTGATAGTGCTTTGTCTGGTCTGGCAAATCTCCGGAAATCCATTTACGACATTCAAATGGGAAAAGGGAATAATTCCGCTTGGAATATTCTGGGTATCGACCCTACTGGAAAAGACATTGAACAGATTATCAACGAACTTGCCGAGAAAACCAACGGCATGGACCGCGCTCGCGCAACTGATCTTTTAAACCAGACAGGGTTAGGCGGGGATTACCTCAAACTTCTGCAAGAAATCTACCAAAACCCGAACTACGTTAATCAAACAGGCTTGCCGCTGGCTATTTCACCAGATGATTTGGCGACATTGGCAGAAGCTGACCGCCTGTTGAATAATATGTGGAAGAATCTAAGCCTAATGAAAAGCCAAGCAACCGTCAGCCTCTTTAAATGGGCAGAAGGTTTAGGTGACCCCAGATACGAAAACAACCGCGTTCAGGAAGTCAAAGACTGGTGGGAGTTCGTCAAAGAAGGCGCTGGAAATAAAGTTGATGGTGGCGTTAACTGGCTGAAAGAGATGGCACAGCCGGAAGCGGATATCCCTTTTGAGGACACCCTGCTTTACAAAGGTCTTAAAAACTCCCTTAGTTTCTTGGAAGAAGCTGATAGGAATGTCCGTACAGCACAGGGCGACACAAACGTAACGATCAATGTCAACGGTGTTCAAGACCCGGACGCAGTTGGTGAAGCGGTTCAACGTCACATCCAAGAAGCGCAAGACCAGCGCCCAGCGAGGTTACCATGAATATTTCCGGTTTCGTTGATTCGTTCAGCAAATACATTGTCCGTCCGATCAATGCTTTCGGCCTTGGCGGGTTTGTGTTTGACATTGCCAATGACACCACGGTATTGCTGACAAACGAAATCACAGACCATTACACCGAAGACAACAGCACGATTCAGGATCACATTGCCGTTAAACCCAAACGTGTGACTTTGAGTACGTTTGTCGGTGAGTTGGTGCACAGAACCGATGGTAACACCGATACCGTTCTGCAAAACGTGACCCAGAAGCTGACAATCCTAAGTGATTATCTGCCGAAGTTGAGCGCCGGAGCCACACAGCTAAAATCAGTTTTCGAGGGTAAAAACAAGCTTGATACACTGACAGGGATTGGTGTGAATAACATCGTTGATCTTTGGGCAACCGTGAAGAACCTGACCCCGCCGACCCAGCGCCAGCAACAAGCCTACATGTATTTCAAAGCATTGGCCGAACAGAAGATCATTGTCAGCCTGCAAACCCCTTTTGAATACATGGCAAATATGGCGATTGAATCCGTTACGGCCGTACAAAGCGGGGATAGTGAATGGATAAGCGAATTTACCATTACTTTAAAAGAGATCCGCTACGCCAAAACCAAGACCGTAGCCTTTGACCGTTCCAAATACCGCAGTAAGTCAGGAGCATTGAACGGCACTACACCCGTGGGAGCTACGTCCGGCGCGGTTGGCCCTCAAAATAGAAACGGCGTACAGAATGCGCCCGTGACAAATAAGGGTAATGTTACTGGGAAGGTAATGACAAACAATGATATTAAAGCATTGTCAAATGACCCTATTTTTTTAGAGGTCTATCCGAAGTCTCCGGCATTGCCACCATCACTTCCGCTGAGTAACTTACAATGAAATTGATTGATGCCATTGATGCTAATGCAAAGCAGCGTTTCAACTTGATAGGTGAGAACGGGGAACGCATATCATTTTACCTGTTTTATCTTCCCACCCAGCAATCTTGGTGTTTCAATATCTCATTCAACGGTATTACTGCAAACGGTATCCAACTTGTGACCGGGGCTAATATCTTGCGAAACTTCCGCAACCGTTTCAGCTTTGGACTTGCTTGTATCAGCGAAGACGGACTTGACCCGTTTTACCTGACAGACTTTGCCACCGGACGCATAAAGCTTTACCTTCTTAATCAGGCAGACGTTGACCTGATAGAAACGGCTTTTGAATGAAGTTTGGACGACAGTACCGTCTAACACTTGAGATGGATGACGGCCAGCAAGCAATCATAATCGAGCCACCGTTTACCCTTCAATTCTCTGTTGAACGGAATGCCTTGGCAAGCCTTAACGCGGCTACGCTTATTATTTACAACCTAAGCGAAATCACCCGTGGACGGATTTTACATGATCGTTTCGATACGACAAAGCTTAGAACCGTCATTCTTGAAGTCGGCTATGAAACTCTGGCAACCATCTTTGTGGGTACAATTCGTTCTGCCGGGAGCATGAGACAAGGCTCAAATATCATCACAACAGTTATTGCTGATGATGGCGGGTTTGACACGACCAATACGTTAAGCTTTGAAACCATCCAAGCCGGGGCAACCATTGGCGATGTGGTGAAAACCCTGATTGGCGACTTCCCAAATGTCAACCAAGGCGTTGTCAGTGGGATGGATGCAAAACTATCCCGTCCCGTAGTACTGGATGGCAATACATGGGAGCAGATCAAAAAATATACGAAATTGAGCGCCTTTATTGACCTGAACAAAGTGCATGTGATTCAGGATAATGAGGTGATTATTGGTGAGTTGGATGTTATAGATTCCAGCACTGGACTGCTAGAAACGCCACGCCGTGAGGAAAGCTATCTTTCCGTCACAACATTACTAGAACCCAGAATTATAATTGGGCAAGCAATATCCCTTGAAAGCACAATTGCACCTGTATACAATGGGCAATATAAAGTTATCGGCGCAAGTCATCAGGGTATAATTTCCGAGGCAATCGGTGGTCAGTGCCAGAGCAGATTCAGCCTTTTAATGGGTAACCAACTATACGGGGCGTATAAAACAGTTGCAGAAACAAACTAGCAAATCCGGTTTAAACGACCTTCTGAACAGCTTTAAGTCTGAAATCATGCACGACATTAATTGTGTGCAGATCGGGATTGTTGAGCAGTTCAATGCGGAGAGCCAGACGGCTACAATTCAACTGGCCTTAAAACACATTATCAGCATTGCCCCAGATGGAACACAAACCCTCAAAGAGCGTCCATTGCTCGTTCAATGCCCTGTTATGGTGTTGAGTGGTGGCGCTGGGCACATTGGTATGCCCGTTTCAAAAGGTGATACCTGTATCGTTTTATTCAACGATAGGGAGATAGACAACTGGTTTACGGCTGGTGGCGTTCAAGCTCCTTCATCTGACCGGACACATGACCTGAGTGATGGTATTGCCATTGTTGGAATACGCAATTCCCAGAACGCTATTGCCGGGTACATGAATAATAGTATTGAAATACGCTATGGCAGCACAAGTTTAATGGTAAAAGGTGCAGGGGTTGTGATAAATAAGCCACTCACATCAGGAATAATCACCGCGCCCGCCGCAGTATTTGCCAATGGTGCAACGGGTACTTTCTCAACCGTGACAGTCGCAAACGGTATTGTCACCGGAGGAACCCCATGATCTTTCGCAATCTTGACGAAAACTTCGATTTCACGTTTGGAAAGGGCAAATCGAATTACCTGTCCGAAGTTGACGCCATCGGCCTACATATCAAAACCCGTTTATTAAGCTGGGTAGGGGATTGCTTCTTTGCTCTGGAAGACGGCGTTGACTGGGTAAACCGTTTGGGCAGTAAAAACCAACGTGCCTTGCTTGAAGCCGACCTACGAAGAATAGTTTTGCAATCTGACGGGGTTACAGGCATAATCAGCTTCGACACATACCTGAATGCTGCAAACAGAGACTTTACAGCCTCTTACAATGTAACCACGGTATATTCAAGTGATTTGAGCGATACCTTACAAGTTGGGAATTAGATGCCTGATATTCTGAATAGCACCGGATTAACCGTTAAAACGATGGATGAGGTTCTTTCGGATTTGGAAACAGGCTTCCGTGATATTTACGGCGAAGATATCAACCTTGACCAAAATTCCCCTGACGGCCAGATGATGAACATCTTTGCACAAGCGGCTACGGATTTGCGCGAAGCACTGTTGGGAATTTACAACAGTTTTAACCCCAATAACGCTATCGGTACAGTCCTAGATCAGCGCGTTCCTATCAATAATATCGCCCGTAAAGGCGGTACGTTTACCATCCAGCCAATTGATATTACAGTTGACCGTACGGTTGATCTGTCCGGCTTGGACGCTGATTTTACTGAAATAAACGGAACGGGATTTACAGTTCAGGATGACGCAGGGAATAAGTTTATTCTTGTGGATAGCACTACTTTAACTGTTGGCACCACTTCCTTAAACTTCCGCGCCCAACAAATCGGTCTTGTGGAAACCACGGTTGGAACCATCACAACCCAATCAACAATCGTTTTGGGTGTGACGGCCGTAAACAATTCAAGCGGTGCGTTACAGGTTGGTCAGAACGAGGAAACCGACCTTGAATTGCGTATCAGACGTGAGCAATCCGTTGCCTTATCTGCCTCTGGTTACCTGAATGGCCTATACGGTACAATCCTGAATATTGATGGCGTGACCGATGCAAAGGTTTACGAGAATTACAGTGATGTGACGGACAGCAACGGTATTCCAGCCCATGGAATTTGGGTAATTGCCGAAGGCGGAGCTAACGCTGATATCGCCGAAGCCATCTATAATAAAAAGTCCTACGGCGCAAACATGAAGGGAACGGTTGCTATCCCTGTCACTACCGCCAGCGGTGATACATTTACAGCCAGATTTGACCGTCCAGTCGCTGAAAACCTCTATATCCGTTTTGACGTACAGCGTACCGTAGCTGGTACGTCAGTTGATTCCGCTGGCATTAAGCAGTACATCGTGGATAATCTCGAATACAACATCGGGCAATATGCTGAAACCTCCCGCATTACAGCCGTGGCGCTTTCCGCTATCCTTGCCACAGGTGGTTCTGCTGTCCCGGTAAATGTTGAGATTTCAAAGAACGGGTCTTCATGGTTTGATTATCTCACTCCAACAACCCTAAGCAGCCAGTTTGTTTTAGACGTTACCCGCATAGCCGTTACGGTGCTTTGATGAGTGATCTGACGGAATTTTATAAAAACCTTCTGATAATTCAGTATCACAATAAACCCAAAGCACAGGCGACAATCGGCCTTTTGATTGACAGTCTATTGGCTGACGGGATTATTTTCGATGTTCGAGATGGCTTTGATATTGAAACCGCAGTTGGCGCACAGCTTGATGTTATCGGCCTTTATGTGGGAATTGACCGTTTTTACACTGGTCAGGTCTTGACCGGGTTCTTCTCATTTATCAATTATGATGAAGTCGCATCCCCTCCGGCTGGCAGGATTGGTTTTTCCAACTATTCCGACTTTGACACCAAGCCCGGCAAGTTCCTTGATTACGACAGTGTGTTAAGTCAGGGTATGGTGTTGTCTGATGATGCCTACCGTACAATACTGAAGATGAAGATTATTCAGAATAATAGTAATCACTCCCACAAGAGCATTGATGACAGTATGTTCGCGTTTTTCGGAAATACCGTTGTTCCTGACAGCTCTGGGAACATGGTAATGAATTACTTTGCCAACGGACAACAATCTGTTATATTGACCGTAGCCATCCAAAAGAACGTCTTACCGCGTCCAATGGGTGTCAGGTTACAGTATATTATCGAGCAAGAAGAGCCGTTCTTTGGTTTTGCTACATACGATGGATATTCTGACAAAATTATGGGTTTCTCGACCTACGCCGATTTCGACACCTTGCAAGGTGAAGTTCTTAACTATGATAAGCTGATGAATTAGGAGATTTGATGCCACGCATTACAAGAAAAACCCAAAAAGTCTTTGCATCCGGCGCAGCGAATAATGGTGTGATTGGTTCTGCCGCTGATGGAACGAAAGTGCTAAGCACTGACCTAGTTACGCTTCAAGCCAAAGCAGCCTATCTAACCGGATTAAACGCTATTACCATTTCAGGCCAGAGACTTCCACCACTGGAAGAAATTCAGGCGCTTCATTATATTGAAACATCCCAAATCGCTTATGTTCTTCAGGAGGGCATTCCGGAATACGACACAGGAACCACTTATTACCAAAAGAGTATCGTCAAAGCCCCCGGTACAACTCAATTGTATTCTTCTCTGACTGATAACAACACCGGGAATGCCCTGCCAACATTTGGCACAAATAACACCAATTGGCAGTCACTTACCGATTTTGGAACAGGCGCACAATCTCTAACAACAAACGGATATAAGATTTTTCCGGGTGGCCTGATCGTTCAATGGGGATATGCTAACACCTTATCAACCAATCCTGTGACAGTTACCTTTCCTATTGCATTTCCGAATGGTGTTTTGTCCATGGCACACGTTAATCGTTTGGCTGATGTAGTGACCTATTTTGGAGCCTCGACACTCACTAATTTTACTGCGACCATTAGACAAGTTGATGCTGCCTCACCTTTTGGTGCTAATTTTAATTGGATTGCAATAGGATATTAGGAGATATCATGACAGAAAAAATCGTAGAAGATAACGTTGACAAGATTATTAAATACGGCGTATTTGATGAAGACGGTCTTCCTCTCGCATACTATTCCACAGATGTGCATGATGATATTCCAGAAGAATCCATAAAGCTAACCGATGAGCAATGGCTCGATTTAGTGAATAATGCCGGGCTTAGAAAATGGGATAACGGAAGTGTTGTAGAACACATTCCAGCCCCGCCGACAATGGAAGAAAGATTGGTCTCTATTCGCGCCCAGCGTGACCATTTACTTTCTGCTAGTGATTGGACAATGATATCAGACAGTCCTTTAACATCCGCTGACCAGAAAGCTTGGAAAGCATACCGCAAAGCACTTCGTGACATTACTGATGACGTAAACAATATCGTTTGGCCTACAAAACCAGAATAATTAATGTGAGATAGCCTTTGCCAAGCAATACACCATCCCCTGATTTATACGGCCTAATGTTCGGGATGAATGAGGTATTAGGTAGAAACACTGCAATGCTGGCAGATGTTAAAGACCACGTTGATATTATCAAAAGCATTCAGGCGACACAGGTTGTTGAACTAGCACAGTTCAAAATGACCATGACCACCATGACAACAGACATTGCCGAGATGAAAGCAACCTGTACACTGCATGAGGCCCGAACAAAAAAGCTCGAAGACGAAAGTCTGGAACGCAAGACAAAACTGAAATTTCTGGCAGCTCTCTGGGGTGGTGGAACGACCTTACTTGGCGGTATCGTCTTATATGGCCCTAAAATGCTTAAATTCTTGGGGTGGTAAATGATAAGCTCACAGACAATTAAACGCGGTGCAGCGGCTGGTACTATCGCCGGGATGCTTGCAATTGCGGTTCCTGTTATAGGTTCGATGGAAGGTGTTTCTTACACTCCTTACCGCGATTTAGCTGGAGTGCTTACTATCTGCCACGGGGAAACCGAAGGTGTTAAGCTTGGACAAATTGAGACAGCCGAATCCTGCTCACTGATGATGAAAGCCAAACTTAAAATTGTCGGGGCGCGTGTTGACAGCATGGTACAAACCCCCATGTCAAATGAGCGCTTTGCCGGACTGGTGTCATTGTCCTACAATATCGGACTGGGTGCGTTTAAAGGCTCAACGCTTTTGAAGCGCCTGAACAACAAGGACCCGAAAGCTTGTGATGAAATTATGCGCTGGACGTATGTAGCAGGGAAGAATTGCACAGTAAAAAGTAACGGCTGCTATGGTATAGTTGCCAGACGTAAACGTGAAAAACTGTTATGTGAGGCTTCCTGATGTTTCACATTAAAGACATTCTACTGGCAATCGTGGGCGTAATTATCGGCCTGAATATCGGATACGCAACCGGACACTGGATTGGTGTAGACAAAGGTAAATCCCAGCAAAAGACCATCACAATTGAAAAGATCGTACAGGTCAAGGAGAAGCAACGTGAAATACGCAATAATCGCCCTGATGCCCTTGGTGTTATCAACAGGTTGCAGTCCGGTTCATTTTAACAGCCAGCCTGACGTTATCGCATACAGTCCAGCGGTTCAAAAAGAAGCCGCTAAGGAAATGTTAGGCGGTATGTGTCCTGTCTTGTCAAACACATTTATGCCCGACTATCAAGTAATGAGAGATCAGGCTAGAGTAAAGTAAAAATTACTTTTCCGCATATAGATTATACATTTCATTAAATTCAGCATGAAGTTTCATCAACTCTTGTTTCAAATTATGAATATGCTTTGTGCGTTCCGATAGGATATTCACTGGATTATGTTCGATCAGGTGATGCTTTTGGTTGAATGCATCGATGAGTACATCACTGTTGAGTAGAAATTCCTCCGTTTGTATTTCAGCAATTTTAGACTCAACCTCTCTACTTTTTTTCCAAGTTTTCAGCTTATTCTTATATAGAATAATCTCCTCTCTTCTTTTTTCACTGTTTTCTTCCAGTTTGATAATACCAGCCGCTACTTGATCGGTTGTACCATGGGCATCAGGAAATAACTCCATGCTTCTGATATCACTGAAATAACCTTCAATCCTGATCTCATTGATCCTGATCTTTTCTTTCAGGTCATATTCTTCATTTAACACATTTTCCATACTAAACGATAATTTATACATCAAAAACAGTAGTATACGCAATTAGGTTCATCAGGCACTTTAATCCAGTGGACACGCACAATACTGGCGCACCCACTGGATACGGTTGAAACTAAGCGTCAGGTGTTGGCACATGACAAAATGCGTCAAAAGAAATGCGGGTAATTTACTTTTCTAGTTCAGCGAGTTGATTTTCTAAGACTTGTAAATCCTCTTTGTGCTGCATCAATTCAACTTTAAAGCGTTGAATTAAGCCCCGTTCTATCGATATATTGTTTTTACCTTTGATGTTTACATTGTGTTTGGCAAATACCGCGAGTTCCTCGGCTGCAGTTATTGCCTGTTCGCTTTTCCATATATTGTCCTTCGCAATGATAATTTGTTTTTCAAGGCGCTCTATCTCTTCAGTTTTCATACAAATCAATTCGTTTACTTAGACAGGGAATTTATAATTTAATTTTACTTCCAATTCTCTCTTTTCCTCGTTTAAAAGATAAATCTGCTGACTTGTTGTAACCATATCGACATAGTAAATACTGGAAAACTGATCCAGCTTAATATTTACAGGCTCTACATCACCCATCTCCGCATCAAAACTTGTAATGAAGCCTTCATAAAGCTTATTGATGTGGCCGTGATATATTGCCATAATATTGTGTAATGGAACTAGAAGCTGATTGATCTGGGCATACCGGGGTGACTGTCCAATTGTGGTTATATTTTTTACTGGATAATTTTTAAAAATAGTAACGTAGCTACTCTGAATATCAGCTATTATTTTTTTCTGAATTCCTACTTGGTAATCAATGTCTTCCATACTGTATTAATTTAGTTAGATTGAAATAAGCTAACTATTTATTAAATCTAATTGGTTCCATTAAATAGGATTATTTTTTTAAATAAATCTATTTAACGTAGTGTAGAACTTATTTGTATTGAATTATTGCAAGAACAGTCTTGTAATAATTTTAATTGTAGAAAGCCTACTAAATCCATTCTACAAAGGCTCAGAACCTTTCTGTTTCTTCATATACCGAACCGCCTCTTCCAAGGAATCCTTGTCTTCGCAAATCTCACCGAACATCCGTGCCGCTCCTGTATATACCGATAGCGGGTGAGTAGCTTCAAAATGCAAATCCTTTTCAACCAACGGCATTCCATTTGTAGCGTGTTTAACTGCTTCAATCTCTGGGATGTACACATTGCCAAGCTCCGGTTCACCAAAGCCCAGATCACACAAACCAAACGCCAACCCCTCATAGAACGGGGATAGCTCTGTCAGTAACCAGATAGCGCGGCCATTGGTGGTAAACAGCTTTACAACAGGGTTAGGGTCAATCTCATTGCCTTGGTCGGTGCGAATACCGTTATCACGCAGGGCTTTTTCTTCTTCGGGAGTGAAATATTTGTACATGGATGCTCCTTTGTTCCCGGCAGTATAGAGGCTCACCGTGCTTCGCACAAGAATGTTTTCGGGAAGAAGTAATTTAGGAGATATCTGGCACAGAATTTGATGTTGATAATTGGTTCAGCACGGAGTTGAATCATCTTAACCTCAACGCATTATGGGAACTTTAGAGAATTTGAACAAAAAGCAAATCGCGGACAAAAAAGAAATTGCTGACGAGATGCGGAAATCAGATGACGAGAAGCAGCATGAACGGGCTAAAAAACTCGATCAGGAAAGAAAAGGACAGGAAGCGAACGACACCACAAAATAGATTAATTAAGGGTAGCAAATAGCTGCCCTTTTTTATTTTAAAATAATATCACTTTTCTAGAATAAAGGTATTGACAATACAATCCCCAAATGGTACGGTATGTCTACCAACCAAGGAGAAACGTAATGCAATCAATCGAAATCGACCACAACAGCCACACAGTAGAAGTCTTTTATTCCATTGCTCCGTCAGAGCGTGATTGCGGCATTTACGGCGGCGCAGAGATCGAAGACGTGAAACTAGTCTACAACGGCAAATCCCGTTCAATCCAGACCACAGAAGCTTTTGACGATTACGTTAGGGAGGTGATTGACAATGGATGAGTTACGCGCCTTAACCCAAGCCGTGATTAACGCACGGTTCTACTTTTCTACACCCTTCTTTACCAACACCTACAACGAATTTATGGAGAATATGAATGACTGAAATCAAGCACACCCCAACACCTTGGAAAGTCGGAGATAGCAAAAAGGACGGAATGTCATTCACAAAACAAATTGAGTTTTCCGGCATGGGAAGGACTTCTATTGGATTTGTGGAAGCGCCTTCATCGTCAACGGTCATGATGAACCAAGCCGAGGCAAACGCTGAGTTTATCGTACGAGCCTGTAATGCCCACGAAGACAACCTAAAACGATTTGCTCGTATCCGCCAAATTGCAGAAGGTAACGGATATGATGAAATCGCTGAAATTTGCAACGAGGCGTTTTCCCAAGAAAGTCAGGCTCAATAATGCCTGAATTAATCCACCTATCCATTGCCACGCTGTTTATCGTATTCTTTGTTCCGGCTCTTGTCTTATTAACACCATTGAATAGGATATTTAAATGACCCGCAAAACATACCTCAAAGGCCTATACGACGCCTTATCAGAACTGGAAGGCAAAGAAGACTGCAAGACAGCAGCCCAGATTATCCGAACACTTATCATGAAGCAGGAAAGGAAACGCAGATGA